TTACATATAAAGGATTACTCATGACCCACATATAGGTACTTGACTTCTAGTTAGATGTGATATAAATGTCACACTATATTCACACCTTCTTCTTTCTGCCTCTTTTTTCTTAAGAGGCAGGAAGTTATCTTCCTTGGCCAGCGTAATATTTGAAACTACGCTTTTCTGATTTATTTAAATTTTTTTTGTGACGTCCCGTCTTCTTTCTGCTTCTATGGTGATAGGTATTAACTCCAAAGGTTCCTTGTTTAGCCATTGGTGTCTAGCTTCATGTTGTAGCGAAACTTTTTGGGATCCGTTACATGTGGAATATAACTAATTTTTCCATTGACTAGCTGCCTGACATCAAAACCACACGTCATACATCTATAGATGCTGTTGGTCCAGAGAGATACTAATACGGTGTCGTGTTTACAATTAGGACAGTTTCCGTTTACTACTTCCGCACTAATTTGAAGATCAGTGCTGACGTTAGGTTTCTTAGGTGAGTTACCGGGCTTAGAATTGTTTTTAGTAATCGTTTTTTGTTTTTTAAATACTTCATCATAGTTATCCTTATATTGTTGTGTTGGTATTCTTGATCTTCCGTCCCATGGTCTGTCTTTTTTCTTATCAGCCATTAGTAAAGATCTTTCCATTCAGTATCTTTAATAACTGAATTGTCTAAATGAGGTTGTTTTATTTTTTCTTTAGGGTTGGCTTCAACTTCTACACTGCCTTCATCTATGTTATCCACAGGAGCTCTTCCTATAAAAAAAGAGTTTAATTTTTCTTGTTTAGGCTGAGGGCTTGGGACTATCACTGTGTTCGTAATGTCTATTGGTTTGACCATGTCTCTCCTTCCTTGAGTATTTGGTTTTATCTTTTATCACACGTTGATGGTAACGTCCATCACTTAAATCTTTAGCCATGGGATTTCTTTTATTAAAGGATGAGTTTTTTGATCGAGATTGAGCCATCTATATTTATTTCTAATTCTGCTTCAGATTTAATACAACTATATTGTATATTAGGTTGATAGATTCTTTCCGCGTGGCGCTTGCCCTTGAGGCACTCACCCATCGTGGGCTGTATACGATGCTCTTTGATTTCATTATTAACAATCATTAAAAGGGCTATTACTATCTCACTCATTAACTAAGCCCCCACCAGATTAAAAATACAGGTATAACAATATGTTCAAATATTTCATAGAAACAAAGAAAAACTAAAAGCCACGTAAAGAATACGCTGGTTTTAGATTTTAATGTTAAGTATGTAAACATTTTCTCATGCCAGGTAGTAATTTTTTGTGTGAGTTTTAAAAGTTGATCTTTCATTAATGTGTTCCATTCCCATTCCCATTAGCAAATGCTCTTTGTTTATCTTTTAATTTTTCCACATCTTTTTGTAGTTTATCAACAGCTTTTTCTAATGCTTTAATATTTACTTCGTTATGTAACATACCATCTATTCTTAACTGTTGTTTATCAGTTTGTTTATATAATTCTTCAATCAGCATGAATTGTTCTGAGTCGGCCGGAAGACTCCCTAAAAGACCCCGAGGCCATTTTATTCTGAACTCAGTATTCATGACTAAGTCCTTATCCATAATTTCTATTTGAGTAGAGTGTTGATTTAATTTTTCTTGTATAGCGAAGAAAGCCCAAGTTCCAATCGCAACTAGCGCGATGAGACTCGCTACTGTCTTCATAGGCATTTGAACTTTTGCTTCTTCTGATATTGTTAAAGAGTCTTTACTCATATTTATGTCCTTCTAGTTTCTCCCAGTCTGGTTCTTTATTTTTTGGGAAATAAGGTGTGTAACCTTGTTCTTCAGCCTTCTCATCATCTTCACCAACGAGTGAGATAACTTCTGGAACATAATGTTTAAGCATATTTTCAACACCACGATGTAATGTTACTTTAGACATTGCACATCCACTACAACTTCCAGATAACAAGAGTCTTACAACACCTCTGTGAAAACTAATAAATTTAATTTCACCACTGTGTGCTGCAACAGAAGGCGCAACTTTATCTTTTAAAACTGTTTCTATTTCCTTTACAATATCTTGATGTGTTCTCATTTTTTTTTACTTGCAAACCATCGGTCCACGTATTTTTTTCCAATATAAACTAATGCAAGAGCTGCAATAACAATTGCAATGTCAATACCCCAGCCCATACCGGTGTTAATTTTGAATCCATCACTTGATACACCTATACCTTCATGAACTTCATGTTGCTCTACTGTTACCGCTCCACTATCGGGATCTATGGTGATTGTCTTTTCCATATTAATTACAATTGTTCTTCTTTCTTCATTTGTTCTAACTCGTTATATGTTTTAGTTGGATGTTGTAGAGCTAGTTTATGAATGGTGTTTGTTTGACAACACTCCCCTGAATCTTCTTTTTTTTTAGTATGTGTATTACAACATTTTGTTTTGTCTATTGACATACTTCACACTCCTCATGTTCGCATCTTGTGCATGAGCACATTCCATACACATCCCCGTGTTCTTTCAGGGAACAATGACAATCGCAGTTGCAGTTTTTGCATTTATTCATTGTTTATCTACAGGTAAGCCCTTTTTTAACCACTTCAATAATTTTGTGAATGGCCAACAAATAATGTTCCAACTCCATTTTATGGTTTTTTTAATCATCTTTAGTTTCCTCAATATTGTAGAAGAATTTATCGGAATCTTCTGTTTTCCATCTTAGATCATCTTCAACATTCCATTCACTAGTTTGAACCTTCCAATCAAATGGAACTTCATCTTTAACAGTAAAAGATGGAATACTCCATATAATTCGATTGTTTGGTTGAGCTGCATAGTTGCCATCCTCTAGAGCGAGAACGTGGGCGCACTTATGTTCGTGCGGTATCTCGGAATGGTCCGTATCTACTATATTACTCTCTGGATGAGCCCAGTCCACAGTAAAGAGATAAGCTCCCGGGTGCCACTTCTTGTCTTTTCCTAAATATTTTCCGGATTGTCCGTCTAGGATATCAAAAGAAGTGATAGCAGGATAATAACTAAAGCAATTCCACAGCTCCAACTCATCAAGTCTATATCCAGGAACTTGATCTGCTCTAAATCCTCTTTGAATGAACGCGGAGATAGGAAGGCGATAAAAGACTGCGCCATTTTCCATAATCGTGTGGAACAGAATCGGTCTGCCAGTGATTGAAGCCACCCCAAAAATAATGCAATCTTCAACTTCTCCGTGATGATCTTTAAGATCATAGAGATATTCTCTCCTGATCTGTGCATAGGTTGCAGGAATGTTGGCATTTAAATAAGCCATCGGTCATATAGTTCCTAGTTTACTAAAAAATATATGGCAACAATCGCTACTACTACAACGATAGATGTCTGTGGATGAGCTTTTGCCCATGCCCAAACTTGTTTTACTTTTTCCATAATTATCTCCTTAATGTATGTCTCCCCAGTTTTTACCTGATTCATAGTCTACCTTGTTAGGTACCTCCAGGTCAACTGCAGATTCCATAATTTCAATTATACGTTTGGCCTGTTTATCATTTTCTACAGAAATATCTAGTTCATCGTGTATTTGTATATGAGGAATAATTCCCTCTTTATGTAGCTCTAGCATAGATTTTTTAGTCATATCTGCAGCAGATCCTTGAATTAATTTATTCAAAGCTTTGTAAGTGTATGCTCTTCTTATACCGGGGCCATGTTCTTGAACTGCTTCCTTGAAAGGTAGGGCCTTATGCATACCAAAACTATTTGGTTCCCATAGATGAAATCTACAAAGTCGACCTAGTAAAGTTCTAATTTGTCCATGTTGTTGTGCTCTATTAGAAACACTTTTCATAAGTGTTTTAACAAATGGGACTCGGGCGTGGTAAATAGAAAAAAGTTCTTCCGCTTTTTCTTTTGATACTCCAAGTTCAGCTTGAAGTTTTGCTTTACCCATTCCATAAAATAAACCAAGATTAATTACTTTAGCTTGGGGTCTTGGAATTTTAGCCATCTTAGCAACAATAGCGTGAAAGTCCGCATCTCCTTCATGAGCAAACTTTGCTTCATGATAGGCATTTTTAACATTGAAGACGCTTGCGTCTTGATCAAGTGATGCATAGTGAACTACTAATCTTGGTTCTTGTTGGTTGTAGTCAAAACATCCCCACTCGCAATTTGATTCTGGAATAAAAAGGGATCGAATCATAGGACCTAAGTCTTTATTACGAGCAGGAATTTGTTGTAAATTTGGGTTAGAATATGAAAATCTTCCGGTAACAGTTCCTCCACTATCAGATCTAATTTGATTTATATCCGCATGAATTCTACCTAAATGTTCATATCTAATAATGGTATCTATAAATGTTGTATGGGCTTTGTTTATTTCTCTTATTTCTGCTATCATCTTAACTAAAGGATGTTCATGAGAGGAAAGGAAATTTTTTGTAAATGAAGGCGCTTTGGTTTTTTCGGTACGGTCAAAAGGTAGGTTTAATTTTTCAAAAACTTTGGCAATTGATCTTGCTGCCCATATTTGAATGTCTTGGCCTGTTTCTTTTTTTATTTTGTGGAGTAACATTTCTTCTCGTAATGTTAGCTGTTGCTTCACTTCATGAGCTTTGTTCACGTCAACTTTCACTCCAAGAAATTTCATGTCAACGAGACAAGGAAAAAGATCAGTCTCTAATTCAAAAATAGATCCTAGATCCTGGTCGCTTAATTCTTTCTGCATGACTTTCCATAAATCTAAAGTTAGTTCTGCATCGCGTTCAGCATACTTACCCACATACATTGCAGGGAGCTGCCACATGTCTGCTTTAGGATCCATGTCCCATTCTTTTGCTATTTGTTTTAATTCTGTTTCATTTTTACCTTTGCCACAATACTCCCAGCCTAAACTATTAAGATCAAATCTAAATCTATTTTCATTTACGAGGGATGCTGCAATCATGGTGTCATAAATATTTCCGTTTATTTTTATTCCCATCGCTCTGATCCAGCAGACATCGTACATTGCATTGTGAAAAACTTTATCGGCAGGACATTCACAAATGTCTGTAAACCATTGAATTACCTTACTTTTTTCAAGGTTACCTCCTCCTTTATGATCGAATGGAAAGTATCCTGAATAGCCATCAACTGCGACAGCAATCCCTACAACTTTTCCATTTTTAATTACAGAACCCGATCCTTTAGATTTTAAATCTGGATCGTGAGTTTCTAAATCTATTGCAATTGTATTGGCTTGTCTTAAATCTGGAAATTCTTCGGGCTTGACCCATTCAGTTTGTGCTTCAGTCATTTTTTATTATTCCTTTTTGTGTTAGTGGTTGGATAATCTCTTTCTATAATCATTTCAATAAAGTGAATTGCTTTTTTTAAATCTTCTTTTTTTCCTTTCGATCTGTGTCTCAAGATATATTTTATAACGCATCCTTCTGGATAAAGCAACTCATTTTCAATTACAAATTTACTTGGCTGAATTTTAAATTTCTGATAGTGTGATCCGCCAATTTGTTTATCGTATGGGTTTTTCATAATATAAAATATAAATATAGTTTGATGGCAAAATAAAATGTCATCATGGATAGTAAAACAAGTTCACTGGTAATGGTGTGTGGCACTATATTTTAAACTCCTTCATTTTGTTTTTACATTTTATTAAATATAAATTTTCTATAGTTCGCGTCACTCCTACATACCAAACTCTGAATTCTTCTTCTTCTTTTGCTTGTGATTTTTTAGACCCTTTGATAGTATTCGCCGTTTGATTTAAAAATAAAACTACATTCATTGCCTCACCACCTTTAGCTCCGTGAATAGTTGAAACTTTTATTCGTGGGGGTTTGGATAAATCTTCTCCATTATTGATCATGGCTCTCATGTATTCTCGTTTAGGAAGAGCAATATTTTTAAATGCGGAATCCCAACTCAGATTAAGATCAAAGTTTTTTTCTCCTGTTATTTCTTCCAGTCGTTGTCTTTTTATATCTGGAGGTGTTACTCCCTGTATAAGTTCATTCCAGGTTTGAATGTCTTCGTATAAAGTTTTTCCTATACTATTTCCTTCCACAGTATTAAAATATAATCCTCTTCTTTTTAGAAAAGGAGGAATTGGTTTCCATAATGATTTGGTCCTAGTTAATATTAACCAGTCCCCCTTGGTCATATCAATGTCATTTATTTTATATCGTTGATAAATATTGCCTTCGGCATCTTTCGGTAAATAATCTTTTGGTATTCTATTAAAATAAATTCGTTGAATAATATCTAAAGCTTTTTGCTGAATTAAACGAGGTACTCTTTCTGATTTTGTTAATGGAATTTCTCTAGATTTCCATTTAATAAACGAATTAACATCTGCGCCAGCCCATCCAAAGATAGCTTGATCATCATCGCCTGCTATCCATACATCACACTGAGTTTCTTCTTCAATTTTTTTAATCATTGACCATTGAATTAGTGATAAATCTTGGGCTTCATCTACAAATATAACTTTAAATTTAGGTGATTTTCCCTTATCTAAAAATCTCTGAATCATATCGGTAAAATCAATTAACCCATATATTTTTTTATAATTGTTTATTTCTTTTTCAATTGCAGTAATTTTTTCTCTAGTTATCCAAGTTAAGTGTTCATTTAGATCAAACTGATCTTCTACAGGGATTTGTTTGACTCGGGCTAAGTTAATTAGATTTAGATACTCACTATCTGAAGAAAAAATTCCATTAAAATTATTTGTTTCATGGGCTGCATATTTAATTTGAATACCACATGTTTCCCCAATGGATTTATAGTTTCCTTCCTGCATAACATTTTCTTCTTTTAATCCAAGATTATTAAAAGCTAATGAGTGGAGAGTTTGAAAATATTTTATATCTTTTTTA